ATGAATGACTGTTAAACTGAATGATCATCGCGCGCATAAAATTTTTTTATCGAGAAAAAATTATTAATAATATAAAATATAATATCCGGAGATGCCACTCAGACCAGGACTACCTCCAGAGGCCCAGAGTCCAATATAATAATATTAATAACCATTTACTCGGGGGATATGTTAAGGTTCCGAGCATATTGTTTGCCTCTTTCGCTCGGGGCTGGATATGTTAAAAAAGCTATGAATTCAAATTGGAATGGCGCAATTCCAGATAAACTTAGCACCTGGATTCGGCCCGAGAAAACTGGTTTCCTACTGGATGCTCGGGGCTTGGCATTTCAGCATAGAAGGTGCGCCTGGAAGGGTGCAGTTTAGACTTGCTGTGGTCAGTGGTGATCACGTGTTAAATGTTTGGAGAAATATATGTGGATGCAGTTCTGAGGGTTTTTTGTTAAGATGTTGGTTAACAATGAAAAATCCATAAGATAGGAACGTTGTGATCAATTGTGAAGCTCGTTGTAAACTTTGTTTTACAATGTAGGAGCATTATTGTATACATGAATGTAAAATAATGTTAACAAATAGGCCCGAGTAATGTAAATATCTTTTTACTAAGAGAAAAAGATATTAACCGATGTAAATATCTTTTTACAAAAAATGGGGTTTACAGGAGCCATGAAAATACTTATATTATACTTGTAAAATTTAAGAGGCTGGTTGAAAAAGGTTAAAAAAGGTCTCTTAGTTATCTGGGCTGAGTGGTCTAGATAAAAAAATGTAAAACGTTAAAAAAGGATAGAAAAACTTATGAAGTTTTCTCAGATTAAAAAGTTGCTCGATGTTGTTGACCCGAAACTCTCTATCATGCTCCAGGGTACGCATGGTATTGGTAAAACCGAATTCGTTAAGGCTTGGGCAAAGCAGAAGGGCTTGAAGCTCGTTGTTTGGCATGCTTCTCACGCAGCAGATGCTGGTGATATTACGGGTCTGCCTTATTTGTTTGAATGGACTACTGAAGATGAAAATGGCGTAAAGCAGGTTGAAAGGACTACGAAGTTTGCTCCTCCTGCATGGATGATCAATAATGAGCCTGTTTGTCTTCTTTTGGATGAAATTAACCGTGGTCTGTCGGTTGCATTGAATGCTGTTATGCAGTTGACCAATGACCAGACTTATGATAGTATGGAATTGCCTGAAGGCTCTCGTATTATTGCATGTATCAACCCTGAAAAGGATGGTACTTATGATGTGGGTCGAATGGATGATGCTCAGCTTGACCGTTTCGGTATCTATGAAGTGACTTCTGATCCGGAAGAATGGTGTAAGTGGGCTGCAGAACATGACGTTGATGAACGTATTATTCGCTATATTACGCAGTTCCCGTCTAATCTTTGTCCTTATGATAATAAGGAATTGGTGAAGACTACTAATGGTGCCGCTGGCATTCATGTTCTTCCTTCTCCCCGTTCTTGGGTTCACCTTGATAAGACTATCAAGAAAGGTGAAAAGACTGGTGCTTTCGAAGGCGCTGAAGGTGTGAAGTTCTTGGTTGACGTTGCTAGCGGTATTGTTGGCGCATCTATCGCACTTGACTTTAAGCGCTTCTTCATGGAAAAGAGCACTCTCAATCCTAAGGAAATGCTGAGTGCAAAGACCTTCAAGAAGGAATGGACTAAGAAGCTGATGGAACTGTCCAAGACTGATACTCCGGATGCAATTAAGTTCATGAAGGGTGTTGAGCTCCACATGAAGCAGGTCGAACCTGAATTGGTGAAGTCTAAGGCTTCTGACAAGGTCATGTTGAAGACTTATGCTGATAACTTCTTGGCTATCATGGAAAGCCTGACTCCTGAAGTTCAGATTTCTGTAGTCAATGATATTGTTCTCACTGCTTCGGCTAACGGTGACCGTTGGGTCTCTATTATCCAGAGTGTGGACAAGAGCTACAAGAAGAAGTTCGATGACCTCTACACCATGGCAACCTTGGAAGACGACGTCTAATCGACTCGGAATTCGGAAGAATGGAGGAACAGAACCTCCATTCTTTTATCTTGTTTATTTTTACTGAATAGCTTATTTTAACTAATTGGTTTTTATGCTTAAAGAAATACTACAAATTAAATCACTTATCGAAGAAGTATCAGATGCAATGACTTGGACCTATGTGGATTCTGGTAAAAAGCTCTCATTTGATTTTAATCGAATTGGTACTGATGATCTCGGTAATGCTGTTTTCATTGTATTTCCTAAACATAATTGGCCTTTGACTTATATCATTAAAGATATTAATGGTCAAATTCAGTCTATTAATAATGATCATAAAATAAATGGTATTTCTATAGATCCATGGATATATGGTCTATCTGATTATGATTTTTTGTCAGCTTCTGTTAAAACAAAATATGGTACTGATATTAAACCTCATGAATATTCTCTAGTTGATACTGACCATCCTGAGTATTCTATCAATAATATGAAGAATGCTGATTATGGGTATCACTATCTAGATAATGCAAAAACAGTCGCTGATATTATGCCTTATCTTCTTAAAGAAATGCCAATTCTTCGTCTAGATGATAGATATTTGGATTCTAATGATAAGTCAATAATTGATAAAAATAAAGTAATGAATTACATTATCTATAGGAATCAGATAGCTCATTGTTTCTATAAAAGAGTGACTAAACGTTGTGGTAATAAACCCATTACTGGTCAGAACATTATTGATTGTATTATGGAATTGGCTAATTATCGCTGTAAAGATATTCTAGCTAGTCAGAAAGTCCAAAGAAAACAATTAGCTAAGAACAAGCTTAATAAAATCTCTTATATGGCTGATATTCAAAATCTATTCACTGGTATCAAAACCAAATATGAATGGACTGTCACAGCATCTAAGAATAATAACAATTTACAGCATTATCTCGCTAAATCTGATTCATTCAAATATAGCATTCATATTGATATAAATCCTAAGAAAAATACATTCAAGGTTTCTTCCCTATTTCTAAAAAGAGCCCAGAATTTTAAGGATAAAGATAGTGCTTACAATTTTATTACATGCCTAATTAACCTATTAGACATAGCTTCTAATGAATAATTTTGGCTCTTTTGTCATATTTTTTAATAAACAAGGTTGACAAAACACTCTAAATAACTTATATTAACTTATACAAACTTAACAAAAAAGGAATAAAACATATATGGATAATTCTAATCTTATTGATAACACTATGAACCCAGTTGAATCTCTTGCTCGCAACATTGTTGCATCTATTAAAGCAGGAAATACCTCTAACCATACCAAGTCTGATACGTCTGAATCTTGGAATATCACTAATGTAGATGATGGCGGCAAATCCGGTCTATATCGCCTTGAAATCACTAATGGTGTTAACAAGTCCGGCAAGAAATACTGTCACCACATTCTATACAGAGTTAACCCAACCGATAAGTCTGAAAAGCCCGTAAACCTTGGTATCTATAAGAAGAAGTTTATCTATACCATTGCATACAATCTTCAGTCCAATAAGGTCTTTAAGAAGATTAAGCAGGACAATAACGCTATCAAGGCGATCGCTAAGGATATGAAGAAGAACCCTGATAACTATACCAAGAATGGTGATACTATCTCTGGTACATTCAATAACTCCAAGCTCGTTATTAACAGAGAAGCCCACCTCGTGAAGAACGGTAAGACTATGTATCGCATTACCTCCACTCTCAATGATGAGGATTATCTAAAGGGTTCTCAGCTCGCTGTTCTCTATAAGTAGTGAACTCGTTTCACTCGTCACATAGTGAACTCGTTTCACTCGTCACATAGTGAACTCGTTTCACTCGTCACATAGTGAACTCGTTTCACTCGTCACATAGTGAACTCACGTAAGAACAATCAATGACATAACATTAGTCATAGTCTTGTGACAAGTTCACAGGCCTATGACATTTTTATTGACACTATATAATGACATTTTCAATGACAATATTAGCGCATATTGTCAACTATAATGACAACCTGCCGGCCTACCAGGGGCCCCCTCCCAGGACGCCCCAGGGGCCCCCTGCCTGACGGCCCTGTGCAAAGACTAAAATTTGGCATGCTCAAAATTATAGTATAGGAGCATTTTCTATCCATTCCGGGGCCTGCTACTGGCACCTGGGCTATATGAGGCGAAAAAAGCGTGTGTCTGTATGCGCCCTAAAAAAATTTTTCCGGGAAATTTTTGTATGCCTTGGGAATCCTGGAATGAAATTGGTTTTTTGAAAAGTTGCCTTTAAAAAAAATTTTCGGGGGAAAAATTTACTACCCTGGGAGAATTATATGCAATATGAATATGGAAAGAAATTCCACGGACATGAAAAGTTTACACATAATGTAGAAAATATATTGAATACTTATTGTAAAAAGAATGGATATGAATTTTCTATAAGTAATGGATATGGAAGAGAAATTAGTTATGCTATATTGGATGGATGTACTGTAATTACTCAGATAAAATATAATCATAAATGGAATAGATGGATATTTTATAATTTTGAATTTCATATTGATATAGAGGATATAATAGATTGGATAAAGAGACCTGTAATACATTTTAGTAATGATGGAAGAATTGAATGTGATGAAGATAAATGATGCAATTCCTGATTGGGCTGATATGAGTCAAATGTATATTCACTATGATTGGGATAAGATACAGAAAGGTGAATTTCCAAGGAAATAAAGAAAGAGAGTCGATTAAGACTCTCTTTTATTTTATTCTTTAATTAATTTATATTATAGCTTCTTTAATTCAAAGATATATTGTTTTAGTGCTTCTGCGACGATTTTTGATGTTTCTGCATTACCTTTATTAGCTAATTTCTTATCGAATTCAGCTTTTGCTTGGTCAATAGAAATTTTCTTTTCAATTAATAGACCAGATTTTTCATCTAAGACCCATTTTGCAGATTCATTAACAGCATCTACATAAGCATCAGGACAAGATGGCATATAAACAGCATCAATAGTGATTAGGTTATAGTCATCACAAACAATAGATTCATTTGTTAAATTACCAGTACCTCTTGTAGAAACACCCATTTTAATTCCATCAAGAATTAGTCCTTGAAGCAATTGTCCCATAGGAGTGTGAGTACAAACACGAGCTTTACCCATACCATAATTACCGTTCATAGTTAATTCAGTAATAAGGATTGCTGCACGTTCTGGATTGATTTCACCTGTTTCTGGGTGGTTTAATTCACCTACAGACTGACAAGTTTTAATCAAATCTTGATACTTTTTAACTTCTCTTTCAATAATGTGTAGAGGATAAATTCTACCATTACGGTTTTTCTTTTCTGCTCCAATGAATGGACCAGTAATATACAATGAAGGAGTCTGTTGACCTTCATGTGCTTCTTTAAGAATTGTGATGTCTTCTACGTCACAATTTTCATTTAACAATTTCTTTGGTTGTATAACTTCCATTTTTATACCTCGTATAAATATAATATAGTTTATAATATATTTATACAAAATATAGAGGTTAATATGAATTTATCAGAAGCAAAACAAATTCTTAAGAATGCAGGTTATCTAATTGAAGATACTGATGATTGGGATGAAGCTGATATGCCAGCTGGTATGTCTGATAAAGACAGAGAAGAAATGGCTAAAAAGCATAATGATAGAAGAACAGACCCAGAACCTGAAACACATAATAAGTTAATTTGTAGAGAATTTAAAAAGCGTTATTTTGGGGATAGTGACTGGTATAAAAGAAGAATGTACTCACAGGGCGCTGAACAATTAGAAGATGGTACTTGGAAATTACATTTTTGGTATAATGCTGGAACATTTGAAAGGGAAGAATACAAAATTGAAATTATAACTGACACAAATTATAATTTCCTTGGTGGAAAAATCTACTATATGGATTCGTATGATTATGGAAAAGTTGTTGATGAAATGCCATTAACTAAACGTTCTGATATTCAAAAAATGGAAAGTAAACATCATTATTGTAGATAATACTTATAAGAAAGGAAAATTCTTCCATAAGAATATAGATTTAGAAGGAATTGATGCATAAAATAAAAGAGAGCTTTTCGCTCTCTTTTTTATTTGAAAAATTTTGAAGGTTTTGTGACAGCTCTCATAGCTTCTTCAGACCAACCGTCTTTGGGAGCTTCTTTATTTAGATTTACTATAGGTTCATCTTCAACTTCATCTACAACGTCTAAAACAATATTCTTAGAAACATCTTCAATTGGGTCTTTATAAACTTCTGGATCACTAAAGCAACCAAAAATTTCACGCAATAATTTTAACATATTCACCTCTTAAATAAATTTTTCATTTGGATTTCCATCAATCATTGACATCCATTCATCAGCATGTTTTGTAGATTCCATCCACCAGCCATTATTATTTAATTGATCATATTGCCAATCAAGAATAGCATTATAATTATCTTTCTTACATAATGCCCAGAAACGTTCATCTATTTCGTTCATGGTGACGTCTAGATAGAACTTACATGGGTCTGCAATATCTTCATAAGGCGAGAATTTATTGTCTTTGAAGACTGTTCCAAGAAGAAGAGAACCTGCTGCACATGCTTCAATAAATCTTAGAGAAGACTTACATTTATTGAATTGATTTTCTACAATTGGAGCAATTGCAAAATCAGCATGTTCTTCTAGAACTTGTCTTGGATAGGATGTAGTATCTTTCCAAGGTAGTTGTTTAATCTTATTTGCAATTTCTGCAAAGAAATAAGGTTGAGAGCCAACTACAGTAAAATCAATTTTATCTTCTTTGACCATTTTAATTATCCAGTCTTTCCATGCACAATCAAAGTCACCTAAATCTGCAAGAATTCCATCTGGATGATCTCTATCGACTTTTGGTGGACAAGGATTTCTATAGTGACATGGAGAACCTGTATAGATAATTTTTGGTTTTTTAAGATCTTCAGTAATATGAGGTTTACGTGGATAGGACCACAAGAAGCGTGGAACTACATTACGAATTACTCTGATATTATGACAATTGAATTTTTTAATGAATGCATCTTTTAAATAATCAGTAGAGACTACAATTTCATCACAAAGAGAAACTGCTTTAGCAACTCTTTCATTGATACCTTGTATATCTTTATTAAAACCTTCAGATGCCATATTATATTCAGGAAGACCTTCACCATCAATATCAAAAATTTGGTCATCACATTCGAAAACTATTTTATAACCAAATTTCTTTTGATGTATTTTATATTCCTGAAGGACAGCAATATCTTGGTCACCGATTGGACGCTGATAGATAATTGCTTTAGTTTGTTTTAAGATAGTTGCATCAAAAATAGGTTGTGGCGTAATAATTGGAGTAAATCCAATTTGGTCAAAACCATTATAATACATTGCGTTCCATCTTAATCTAACATGAGAACAACCAGAATGGTCTCTCACTATGATAATGACAAGAGATTTGTCATTTCTAGCATTAAGCATTTAATTTCACCTCACAATAATATAAATTAAAAATTATTCAAATTTTCAGTATTAAATTTTTTAACTAGTTGATATTTCTTTTTATCTTTATATGGAACTACTTCAATTTTTGTTGTATGTGGTTCAATTTCAGATGGGTTAACTATTGTAATCATATTCCATTTCATTAGTAGAAAAGCAATAGAATTTCTTCTCTGAATATCTTCTAATGATACATTTCCAAATCCAGGATAACCATTTTTATCTGTACTTAGAACAAATAATTGTTTAAAATGTGCTAAGAAAAATGTATCAAAATGTTTTAATAAGTGGCATGATTGATAAATTATATTTTTCTTTTTATCAACAATGCCAATTCTAGTAAGAGTTTCTTCAATTACTTTTTGATCGACTAATAAACGGATTTCTAACAATTTAGATGTTTCGTTCATTGCACCTCCTCAGGTTGCCAATCAAATTCTTTATATTCATTATCATACAAAATCTTAGCAACTATAGAAGGATCAATTTCATCTGTCATTACATCATAAAATGTTGGCATTATCAAATCTTTAATCTTCTTATAACGAACCAAATCCTCTGCAGGAATCTTGGCAAAACCAAAATTTGAATATCCATTTTCAGAATAAATCTTATCTATCTCTTGTTTAAATTTACTAACATTTAGAAATTTATTATTGAAAAATAAGTATTTTTCTTCCTGAATAATTCTTGCAGTCCACTTTTGTGGATTGATTGTTTTCATTATTTCTATAAAACCTACAGATTCAGTTAACTTGACTTTTCTAAAAGCCAAGTTTTCTAACTGATCATTTGTAGATTTACTTGCAAGATTTTGTACGTATTCAACTAAATTCATACTCTATTTATAGCTTAGGTAGGAAGAATGTAGGTGAGAAAGGTACCTTTTCAGCAACTGTTTCCTTACAATCTGGACATACAAATTCAGCATAAGGACGAACTGTAAACATATAATTTGTCATTTCATTTACTAGTTTAGAGAAACTCTTAGCGTCCATATTTGCTACATACTGATATGCATTGTAAATATCCATTCTCTTTCCATTTACTGATTCGATATTTACTGCGAATTCCAACAAATCTTCATTGAATGTTTCATAACTATCCTGGCCGTTCTTCATACGGTTTGTGACAGCTTCCATACCAATTGTTGGGAAACGAGTTTTAATCTTGTCACCTGCTTCTGTAATAAATTCAGAAGGAACGTCTTTATCAAGATAATCGACCTTAAGATTTTTTAGAGTGAATTCTAGATTTACTGTATTTTCACAATGTTCACATTTATGCTTGATTTGGAATGGTAGATCATCATAAGTCAATGCTCTTAGATAGAAGATAAACCATAGCTTATCTCCGACTAAAATCTTATTTGTATCGATATTCAATACACAAGAAGAGATTGTTGAATTGATGATATAATTTGCATTCTTCTCATTGATAGTAGACAAATTCTTAATGTTCAATGTTGACAACTTCTTAACATAAATGTCTTCTGTATAATATCTACCACGAGATGGCAATAAATGTTTATCTAATAAAATAGCATCTTTTGGAAGACTGTTTTCTACTGCTTTTGCAACAGCACCAAAGTCTGACTGATTAACACTATTTAAATCTAATTTTTCTGATTTCATATTTTCACCTCACAAAATAATTGTTATACTCTATTTATATCAATAAATATCTCAGGAGATTATTATGAATTATAAACAACCTGGATATGATATTTCAGAAAATAATTATTTCAAAGGCACTACTGCAGTAACAGATGATAAAGTCACAAAAGGATGGCCTAAGAATTATTATTGTGCAGAAACAATGAGAAGTATCTCAATTGCTTTTACAAATTTCTTTAATGATTTACACGTAGTCCGTAAGAATGAATTTGGTGAACCTATTAAATGTATTCAGGTTCCTATTAAATTTGGACCACGTATGAAATCTTTTGATTTTAGAAAACAACAAGAAAGTGGTAAGGAATACTATATTAGTTATCCTAACTTAGCTTGGCGTTTCGATGGAATGTCTTTCGATGCAGAAAGATTTTCTGGTCAATATGCAGATAGAGTTTTCTATAATGATACTCTAGAAGAAATGGGATTTGACTGGAAAATGACTGAAAGATTTTGGTCAGATGTTCAGCCAGTTCCTTATAATATAAACATTTCAATGGAATTAAAATGTGATTTATTAAATGATGCAATGGATGTTGTAGAACAAGTTTGCACACGTTTTACTCCTGAATGTTATTTAAATATCAAGGAATTCTGGTTCTTTAATAAGCGTAGAAGTATTAAGCTTACTTTGACTGGAGACCCATCATGGCAGATTGAATCTGAAAGTTTGGGTGAAGAAGATAAGAGAGAAATTACTGTTACATTCAGTTTCCAAGTTGCAGCTTATTTGTATAAGCCTATTAAGACAAGTAATATCATCGATAAGATTGATGTTTATGTTAACGCTGCTAAAGGTCATGAAACATGGCATGAAGAAATAAAAGGTAATTATGATGGTTCTTTGACAAATCGTTATGATTTTGAAGACTTATATAATTGTAAGTTATCTCATGCAAGTGCTATTTCTGGAACAGATGTTAAGATACCTGTAAGTGCATATAATGAAGATGGTTCATTAAAGAGTATTACATGGGAAACAGATTTCTTCTATAAAGAATTACCTGAATATCAGTTCTATCCTGAAGGAACTAAACTTGTTAAGTCAAGAACATTAGTTTGGGATAATAAAACTTCAGCATATAATGAAAGCTTCGACTATTATAATATCGAAGCTTGGGGTAAAAATCCTGTTGGAATTAAAATTGAAGACAAACGTCTATATGATTCTAATGGTACTCCATATAAGGGATATTATACTAAGGAGTTTGAAGCAACTACACACATTCTAAATGATGTGCAGAATGCTACTCAACTTGACCAAGATAAACTCCCTTAGGTTCTGAAGGATCAGCAATATCATTAACAGCTTTAGATACGTTAGGTGTCATATCTGAAGCACCTACCATGACTCTACCATAAATAGAGTCATTTTCTTTTTTCCAATCTTTAGGTTTAATGAACTTGGTATCTAATGCTAGATCATGATGTTGTGCAATGAAATTAGTTCCTAGAGCAATATCAAAATCAATTTCTAAATCCATATTATGTAGGACATATCTATAATTTTCAATCAATTCTCCTGAACCATGTTGTCTTTTAAATTCATGATTTACACCATTGATAAAGAATTCAGGCATTATAGGTTTATTGTTAAATAGACCGTTTAGAGATTTATTGAATGATAGATAGAAACCATTTTTAGCTTCATCAATTGTCATTGTCTGAGTATTAGTTGGGTCACCATGTGGTCCTTCTACCCAGTTATACAATGGGAAATTATATTCAAGTGGTTCTTCTATTGGCTTAATATCATATACAGTTGGATCAACATTTTCTACATAACTATCTTTTGTATAATGGAATTCCCACTTATTTTGTGTTTCAGAATTTTCATCTTCTTCAATATCTTTTATACATGCATAGCAATAATCAATTCTGAATTTTAATTTCTGCATTGTAGAAAGCTTTGCACAATAAGCAATATTTCTTAAATTACAGTAAGCATTCTTTACTGCAGTTCTTGTAATTAAATCAGAATTTGTAAATGTTCCTTCTTTCCAATCTTTTGTTTCTTCATTTTGTAGATAAGTAACATAAGCTTCATTAGCTACATGATTGATAAACAATTTATCAAATTCAATGAACATACCTTGAGAAGGAATGTTAGAATCATAATCATCAGGCAATGTAGAAATAAATTTATGTTTTGTCTTTACATAATCAGAAGCTAATGGGAAAATATATTTGAAGTGATGTATCTGTTGAGTATTATAGAATGGGAACCATAGATAACTGAATTTCAAACCAGTCCACATATAATAGATGTAGGACAACTTTCTCAATAGACGAGTGACAGGCTTACATTGGAAAATAAGTCTACAAATGTTATCTGCTAAATCATTAAATTCTCTGAATGTAATAGAAGGTTCTTCAATATCCACATCGAATCTAGAAGTTAAGAATAATTTAGCAACTGCTGCTTTTGTTGTTCTTGGAACTTCATTACCATTTTCATCGATTTTCTTCATGAAGAAATCACTAATTTCATCAGCTCTTCTTAAATCATCTTTTTGTTTATCATCTACCTTAGACCATAGTTCAACTAACTTACAACATAGGCCTAACATATTCAATGCCATCTTAACACCTTTATATGAACCCTTATATTGGTTATATTCAGGAATTTCATGATAAACATATCTAATGAAATTATCTAATTCTTTACCAGTTAAATCTTCATAAGCATCAGCATTACCAACAATTTCACCTTCTTCATTTATTAAAGCAATTTTCTTTTGTAATAAGAAATGTCTCAAATCATCTACATTAGGATCCAATTCAATACCGAAATGTTCCTTATAATGATTTAATAATTTTGCTTCAACATCATTAATATAATTAAAGTCTGCAATACGAGCAACCTTTTCTAGAATACCAATACTTGCTTTCTTACTCATGCTCATATACATAGTATTCAAGAATTTTTCAGTGAACTTAACGAATTGCCAGTATTCTCTATCATGCATATATGCAGGAGGATAATCTAGCATCTTAATCTTTCTATTACGTTCATCTTCAACTAGCCAAGGACCTAAAATTCCTTGAGCATAAGTTGCATTATAAACAATATCATGGATTTTTGGGTTTTGTAAATCAATCCATGCATCTACAATAACATTGCCGTATTCAACAATTCTTTTTACTTTAAACTTTGCAATACCATGGTCAGCATAATCTGAGAAATCAATAGAACCATCAATTTCACCAATACTTTCTTCATTTAGTTGAATTGTAGGACGAATAGTCCAAAGATAACTATTAGGATTGTATACAGTGACAGTACATTCACCTTCAACATTTGGTGAAAGTATCATGTCTTCTGGAATTATATTAGAGAAACGAATGACTAATTTTTCTAAGTCAAAAATTTCTTCTTCTGTATCAATATATTTCCAAGGTTCACCATAAGTTGTATATTCAACACCATTTGCATTAATGTCAAAAACTTTAATTGTAATTTCATTATCATTTAATGCCTTTATAAAAGTAGAACCCATTAATGATTCATTTGCATAAGGATTTAAATCAAATGATAATGTATAAACATCAACATTCTTATCAAGATTGATATTAGAAACAAGTTGATTGATTTCTACATGATTATCTTTTCTGTGGATTTTGATTAAATTTATATCACCACAGACAGCTTCTAATTCCATTATATCTAATGGAGATTTAGATTTGAAAATTAACTTGACTTTAATAGGAGTAGGATATTCTTTTCCACCTACGTTTAAAACCTGACGAGTAGTTTTATCTTCTGTGATTGAAGGACCTTCAGAATTAATAATTATATTCTGTAAAGTTGTATATCCGTAAATATCATCAAGACTACTATCTAAGAAAATAGTACCTTCTGGATAATGAGATTTATCTTGGTCTTCAACTCCACCATAGACAGTTTGATCTTTACCATCCATGTTTTGTGTGACGTATTGGAAGTTCCAAGTACCATCTAAGTATCTAGATTTTTTAATTATACCAACTTTATATTTTATCTGCATGTTATACGTCCCATACACTTAAACTATCAAAACTCTTCTTATCAAGAACTTCAAACTTAATCTTTGGAAAATCATTCTTACACTGATTTTGTAAGCCAGATAGGATATAAATCTTTCTGATAATTGGATTTTTCAAGACAAGATTTTCTTCTCTTCTGTTATTATTCTTGATGTGCAAATTCAATTCATTCTGATACTTCTTTAATTTAGCACATCCTTCTTTAGTCATATATTCGATTGCTCTCTGAATTTGTTCTTTATTTGCAGATTTGATAAATGATTCATAGTCAGATGTATCAAGAATCTGTTGTTTGAAATAATCGAAATCTAAAGCTAATTGATTTTTACCAGATTTAATAACTCCTACGTTATTATCATTTATCCAATTATTTATGTTATCATAGTTCCAAAGAAACTTCTTAAAAGCTCTTGTTTTCAAATCTTTAATTTCATCTCTGAATTCAGGAGAATAAGTTAAGAAATCTGTCCATTCTTTTGCATCATCATTCTTAACAACTTTATCTACGAATTCAGAATAAGTCTGTATACCTTCAATTTGAATAATACATTCCAATTTATTTGTAGGATTGTTTGCATTATTCCATAGCCATTGTGGATTTAATGAAACGGATAGCTCAGGAGCGCTCTGGATCATTTTTAATGTGCTTATCAAAGAACTATAAGCACACTGATAATAACCTACCAGAGTAGCTCTATTCATCATAGAGGATAGACTCTTTTTATCCATAGGAAGAGTTGTAGTATTAACATTAAATAATTCACTAAAATTTACCATTATTTTCCTACCGTTTTCAAATATTCTCTGACTTTATCTATTTGTGGAATTTCCAAAATAATTCCATCACATAAGTCATTCCAAACATCACTTATTCCATTATACCACATAATGAACCACCAATAGTTAGTAGTTCCATAACATTTCTGAGAAATCAAATCTGGACGTCCAACTTCTTCGTGTTCTACTTGAACATAGATTGGATCTCCGAAATCAAAATCAGTTTGTGTAAATGAACCTAAATCATATTCATTTACTCCATTAGTTGTATATTTATCTAAATATCTAGTTCTTGAAGTTATACTTTCCATATTCTATTTATGAACATAAATATAGTATGGCAATGAAACGATTTGAAACAAATGGCAATCCAAATGAATTTGCTGGTAATAACTGTTTCCATTTAACAACTATTGATACGGATGGAAATCCTATTACTTTAACTGGCATTGTAAAAGAAATGCCAAGTTTCGGATTGTCTACTGAATGGGTTGAAGCTCCAAGAGCAACATTCGGTAAGAAGGTTCAAGAATTCTTTATGAGTGATTTAGTTAATACTGCTACATTCTTAGCTGGTGGTGTTAATACTACACAATTATTAATGGACCATTGGTCATCTAGAATGTATAATGGTAGTACAAATAAAGATATTACATTGAACTTCAGAATTTATCCACAGAATTTATTAGGTCAAGATGACCCTAAAACATGGATGAAATATCTTTCTAAATTTGCAACTGTATCAGCTGCAGGTGTTTTAAATGTTGGTACTTTAGAGCAAAACATAAAAGATTCTCTAATTGCAATGAAAGGAGAAGGTGCTGAAATTCGTGAAGCTTTTTCAAGTTTTACAGCAGGTACTGATGGTAATGCTGAAACTGATGAAATGAAGAAAATCCGTAAAACAAAAATTTCACAGATTACTTTTAAAATTGTAGAATTTACAAATAATGCAAAAGCAACAGTTAAAGATAAATTATTAACAACACAAGCTGGTATACCAATAAAAGTTTGGTCAGGTTCTGATGATGAAAGAAAATCTGAAAATGTTTATATTGCTGATATTTTAAATACATGTGATTTATGGATTGAATCTGGTGAAAAAGGTACTTATGAATCAAAAGTAGATTTAACTGATGAAACTCCATTTACATATAAGTTTAAATGGAAAGACCAAGATTATACATTTAAATCAACATCTACTGAACATGTCACTGATAAAACATTAGATACAACTACATGCACATTGGATGTAGAATCAATTATGGGAGCACTATCAAGTGATGGTGGTTGGGATAATAATGTTTGGGGAAAAGATCAAGTAGAAAATTATTTTAGAAGTGTATTAGAAAATGTTAATGAACAAATTAAATCTGCAAAATTAGATTTTAATGCTAATTATCAAACATTAATGGATGCAGATTCTGATACACTTAAGAAAATTGAAAATTCTCTTGCATCACAATTTGCAACTGAAGAAAGATGGAAAGTAAAATTCTTATCATCTAATTTGTGGCAATTAGATATTTTCCGTTTCATATTTAAAAAGCCAATTATCGTTGCGATAACTGACTGGAAAGTGACACCATCTCTTGAAATGATGGATGGTTTTCATGCTTATTATGATTTTAGTATTACTTGTAGACCTGACCAAGTAAAATCATTACAACGTTGGAAACAAGTAATTAAATATGAAGCTCAACAACCTACTATTCAATAAAATTAAAAATCAATGATAAATTATTATATGATAATTTTTCATTGGTTTCCATATTGATTTGAAAATCTACCCATAGTGGGTTATTATCTGGACCACATTGTGTTGAAGGAGTAAAACTCCAATCTTTAATTATCCAGTCAACAGCATCAGCCTTTTTAATTAAATCACCAAATTTTAAAGTAAAAACAGCAGTTCCTCTGGAATATGTTGTTAAAGCTTCTATGTTTTCATAAATTTTATGAAGAGCAGTTGTAGCTTTTTCTGTCATTGTTCCATTACTATTTGCTACTTCATTTAATTCTCTTCCTAATTGATTACCTTGTTCTTTAGCATTACTTAATGCATTTACAATATTATTTACTTCTGTTTGTAGAGAAAATTCTGACATTGGTGATGTTAAAAAAGTAAGCCAAGGAATAATAGTCATATATGAATTTGTATTCGTATAATTTGCTTTAAAATAAGCTCTAAATTTTATTCCTACAGAAATGTTAGCACCATCTTTAGGAAGGATTTGTGTCCATTTATCAGTAGCCGCATTAGAATTGAATACACCACCAGAGAACATTTTAAATGTATCTGAACGTGTAAATTCTTTAATAGTAGCAACTGCTTTTGCACCTGGAGATTCTCCCCATCCTGTTGAATAACCTAATTCTATTGCATCATCTGCAATACCATGAATTTCCATAATTCTACGGCCTTGAATTTCTGGTAATTGTTTTACCGCACCATTAAATGATTTTGTTGATAAACCAATTTCAAATGCACACGAATGATATTTGTGTGTATTTTTCATATTAGTTGTATCTTCATCATGTGTATAAATGCTTAAAGACATTTTTTACCTTAGAATAAATTGAACAATCCACTCTTCTTTTCATCTTTGATTTCAATCTTCTTATCCTTAATATCGGTAAGTAATTGAACCATCTTTTCAAAGACTTTATTATAATCAATAGGTTCATTTTCTTTTTCTATTGATTTACTTGCAGTAGAACCATCTGTTGCAACTGTTTGTGCAAACATAGAAGTTCCTTGTGGTGCAGCTTGACCATTTTGTGGATTTACACCAAAGAATTTAGCAGTGACCATAGTTGCTGTAGCACTTAACAAAATTACTTCACTCAAGTCTTTAATCTGTTTTAATACAGCATTCATTTTAGACTCAAACAAATTCATCTTTTGTTGTTCAACATTATTATACGTATCTGCAGAGATACCTAATGCACTAGCTGCTTCTTCAGATACAGGTTCTTCTGCTTCAGCTTCTTTTTCATCAGAACTAAAGAAGTCTTTAATTGCTCCTGCAATTCCTGTAATTAATTTGACAACTAAATAAACTGGATTTAAAGCCATTAAGAAATCGATAACAGCTTTACCAACAGGTACTAAGAATTCAACAAGTGTTGCAGCAATATCTTTTATAATATTCCATGCAGCAGATAAGAATGTTGTAATTACATTAGCAATCATAGGAACAATCATTGATATAACTTTAATAAGTCCATAGATGATTAAACCAACTAATGCTACAATAGCGACAATTGCTGCAGCGATTAATAGATACTGCATTGCTGCCATTGCAATCTGGAATACAACACGTGCCATATCAGCGATGAACAATGCAACAGCATGGATCAACTTCAATCCAGTCACAATCATTTCTTTAATGAATTTACCTAATTCACATGCTAATGCATAAGCAATTCTTGCCATATCAGCAGTATGACGAATAACAGACATAACAAAGTCTTTTGCTATATTAAACATCTTTGAAGTATGTTCTAATACACTCATAGCCATTTCTTTAAGAACTGCACCAATACGAGAACCATGAACAACTGTATTCATAGCATTTTCTTTTGCTATAGTTGCCATATCAGCAGTATGACGAATAACAGCCATTGCAAAGTCTTTAATTATATTAGCCATCTTTGAAACGTGTTCTGCTACACTCATAGCCATTTCTTTAACAACTGCACCAATACGAGAACCATGAACAACTGTATTCATAGCATTTTCTTTTGCTGTAGTTGCCATTTGAGCGGCATGATGAATTGTTTCTAAAGTCCATTTCTTTAGAGCCATAGCTTTATTGATTGCAAATTCTTTTAATGCAATTGCTTTCTTTAAAACCCATTCTTTAACGATATTAGCTTTTTCTAACATCAAATTTTTTAATTTAACTGCATGTTGATATAGATGCAATTTCTTTGATAGCCAAACTGCACCAGCCCAAAGTTTCTTACCAAAAGTAAGAAGTAATTTTACATCTTTAAAAATCTTACCAGTCAACACTCGCCAAGATAATAATATAGCAGAGAATATACCTATAGCATACGCTTTAACCTTTGTAGATGCTGTCTTCCAGAAACCAATAAACATTGCACCAAAGATTAATACCCAAGGAAGAATTTCAGCAATAAATGCAGCAATCCATGCAACAGGTGATAGGAATTTCTTTAACATGCCTTTAACACCATTAAAGAAGCCTGAGAAATCAGGTCCACCTTTCTTTTCTTTTTCTGGATTTGCTAATTCTTTAGGTTTTTCTGTTCTCTTTACAAGACTATCAATCTTTGCTTCTCTTTCATTCTTAATAATTTCAGTTGTCTGATTTGTAATTTGCTGAACATTATTACCCATATTGGTAATAGCTTCTGTCATTTTATCTTGAGCAGGAGTTATTACTTCAGCCAAAGCATTGATTGATTCATTAGAAATCATTAAAGGTTTTGTTTCTGTAGTAGGTTCTGCAGTGACTAATGCTCCAGCTCCTTGGTCTTCATAACTTAATAGACCAACAATCTTTTCATTCTGTTCTTTTTCTTCTTGTTTTAATTCATCAAGAGCATTTGCTGTAGATGCAGCAACAAATTCAACTAGATAGCCAATCTTATTTAGAGTTTCATTAATTTTACCATAAGTTTCATATTCTGTTTCATTTATTGCATCAACCATAGGCACAATGGCATACAAGATCTGAGTTAGATCTTTTTCCATCATTTTGCTGTTCTTTAAAAGTTCAGCATTAGTTGACACATTACTTTGGTCAGACTTAGAATTTATCCATTGTGTGATTGCATTTACGGCCATCTACTACCTCTAAATTATTTATAACCATTCCACGGATGCTGGAGTTGATTCTTCATCTAAATAGGAGTATCTTCTATGTTGATTCATTGAAGTTGATTCATGTTCTACAGGCATATCATAATTACATGTATCTACTTCGGTATAAATTCTATCTTGTAATTTTCTTCTTGGATTTTTACTCAATGCTCCCCATGCTTCTGAAATAACTTTCTCTTTTTCAGGAAAATTATTACATTCGTCATCATCTACCATTGACTTATAATAATTTTGAATTCGTTTAGCTTCTTCATTTCGTATTTGTTTATTGATTGCTTCTTGTTTTATTATCTTAGCATCTCTAGAACCTTGGTCAGTTCCTTTTTGTTTTTGTAATTTATTTGCACATTCAAAACTACATGTAGGACTATATCCTGCAGTATAACCTAAGAATTGAGTTTCTTTTCCACAAATTGGACAAATACCTTCACCTTCTTTCTTTTTGTATTTGTCATAATACTCTTTCAAAGACATATTATGAATTTCATTTAAATGGTGACCTAACTTTTTAATTAAGCCTGCATCCTGATTTGATATAAATTCTTTTCCACATTCTGCACATTCACATTTAAATGTTTGTCCCATCATTTGTTGAGCACGTAAAGTATTACGACATGCAGGTGAGCATGTTTCTCTATATCCTTTTACTGCATCGACGAAATTAGTAGGTTTTCCACAAATTGCGCATTTTCCTTCATCTTCCTTTTTAAAGAATTTATCATAATACGCGTGGGTTGTCATATCATGGTCCAATCTTAAATGCAGACCAAAACGAAACCAAGTCGAAAATTGCTTGCCACAAAGTTTACAAACTATCATAGTTTACCTCTATTTCTATTTATTGTAAACTATATTTTACATTCCAGGACTGCTTTGTAAACTTCTTTTTACATAACCAGGGTTTACAAATCGTTCCAAAATACTTATATTATACATGTAAAAATTAAAGAGGATTTATGTCTCGTTCATATCGTAAAAACATTCCAGGAACTGATTGGGTGCGACTACCTATGTGTTGCACTAAGCATGATAGTATTCATGAATGGAAACGTGATTACAATAGATATATCAGACGTAGGACTAGAAATTTAATTAAATGCTTAGATTTTGGCGATGAAGAATGTGATGAAAATTTCGAATTCCCTGAAAAGCCAGCATTAACTTATATTGGCAATATATGGAATTCACCTATGGATGGATATTCATATTGGACTACAGAAGAATTTATGAAATATTGGAAGCCATGGGCTAAAAATAGGAAATAATTATGAAAAACATTTTACTCTTTACTTGTTGTTTCTGTGGAAATAAATTCCCAGAAAAGGAAGCTCATAACGCAGCTCCAGTAATTGATAATGGTCAATGTTGCAATGAATGCAATTATAAATATGTACTTCCAATTAGACTTAAACTTTCACTGGCTATTGATGAAGCCTTAGGAGAATAAAAATGACCTTTCTTGAACTTAATCGAAAAATGCGTTCTATGTTCGATGGCGAACGCTTTGAAGAGGAAGACTTTGCAAAATTCCTGAAGGATAAGGGAGTAGTTTGCGCTGCTGACTTGATTCGTCAGGTAATGTATCAATTTACTATGTATCAAAACGGTAATGATGAAATTTTCGGCACTAAGTGGGAAAAGTTCCCTGCTTATTTGAAGGCCTTTGAAATTTCTGGAATTGGTAAGAAGTTTGCTTGGGTGCAAGATGCATCTGGTCGTAATGAACGTCTTGATATTAATGATGAAGACGTCATGGATGAAGCCCAGAAGCGCTTTCTGGTCGATTTTGCTAAGCGATACGACAATCATACGCCTGACTCTAAAGATGAGCTCAGAGCTGACACATGCGTCACTAAGAAGGACCCAGTTCGCGCTGCTAAGAATCAGCTGAAGGCTATTTGTGATACTGACAAATTCTATCGCCGCCTTAAGGCATTCCTCCGTCATGGCATCCAGGTGCATGATGTGAAGGACACTCAGTTCGATGCAATGAATTCTACTGCTTTTGAAAAGTGGCTTGCATTCTGCTTGAAGATTTATGGAACTAATGATACGCTTACCGTTAAGGAAGCTAAAATCCAGAAGGCTGCGCAAATCTTCGCATTATAAATAAAATGTCATCATAGATAATTCAATATATGTTAAAGAAAAGAGAGACGAAAGTCTCTCTTTTTTTATTCTTCAGAAGTGACAGGTTGAAGCGTCATGTTTTCATAATCGAATGTGACTATGAATGTAGCTTCTTGTGCCTGACCAGTTTCTAGACTCAATGCTGACAAGTTAGTAGGTATACAGTGCCAGAATTTCATCTTTGAAACCATTACTTTGTCGTTATTTAATAGACAAACTTCTATAGCATCGATACAGTCCATTCTCAACAGCTTTTCACCAAGAGCTGTCTTTTTTCCAATTGGTTTACCTGCACGCATGCTCATTAACCAACACCAGAAATAATAGAAGTTTTTACCTTCTTCATCCATCTTAAATTCCATATTGATGGTCTGTAAATCACGAGCACCACGTGGATCTGGATGCAATTGTCTTTCATGTTGGAATTCTGAAGTCAACATGTTTACTGACAAATCAGGAATGTTGACTGTTCTAATATAGTTATCAAGGATAGTAGTATCTAATTCAAGGTCTGTAAAATCAACCATATTGGAAAATCTACATATCCATTTGTTCTTATTATAATTGTTAATCTCAGTTGTCACACCTGCCATAATAAACCTCTATTAAACTGCTGATTGTAATGAACATCCATTTGCCATTGATAAACCTTTAGACCAAATTGCACCTGTCCATTTAATACCATTTTCAAAACGGACACCACCATCTGGAGCAACAAGAACACCATAATTCTGTTGAGTACCATGATATGATGCAAATTTAATTGCATAGTCTGAATCATTTGCACTATGATAATCAGAATAAAGCATGAATGTTGTGTAGTCATCATTATTATTTTGTAGGTTAACACCATTACTTACTTCAACTTTACCTTGAACACAAATTCTTACATATTCATCAGATTGCAATTGTGGAATAACAATCTGTAAATTTGTACCTGCAGTAAATGTTTTAAAGTAATATTCACCTGCACCTAATGTCAATACACAATCATTACCTGCACTAAACTGATTATATGATTGGATATTTCCACCTGCATTTAATGTAATAGATTGACGGTCATTCATAGTGATATGATCAGTTCCATCATAATTTATATTAAATCTAGGTAATTCAGGAACTTCCATTTCTTTAACTTCCATCTTAGAGCCAACATAATTATTGTTGACTGCAGTGACGTATTGTGTTTTATCAATATTTTTTATTAAATAAATTATATTCTTACTTGCAGCGTTATACCAAACTTGATTTTCACCATTGTTTTTCAAATCAATAGGTGGATTTAAATCTGCATATTTAACACTACCTTGCAATCCTTGATCTGCAAGATTAGCATTATTTAGAATGATATAAGAACCATCTGACCATTGTTCAGAATAATCTACATCTACATATATACCAGCTGGGAAATCTGGATTATCAGAATAACTCATATTAATTGTAGATGCATTATCAATATTGATAGCAGGGCAATAAATTGAACGAACACCGATTTTTGCACCATCTAAATGTAATTTAGATTTTGTGAAAATTACATAGTTATTAAATTCTTCCCATTCTTTAGGAATGAAAGATTTTTCTGTCCATGTAACTGTTGAAGAATCTGCCTTAAAGAAATCACTTGCAATAGGCATATCTTTTGTTGTAATTTCTACATGAGCTTTAACCTTAGATGGAGTAATACCATATACATTAAATGTTAATGTTCCATAATCATAAGAATTTGAATAATCAATATCTTTAACAAGTAAACCTAATGTTTCTAATGTATACCCTGTGACTGGTATATCATCATTAAACGCAAAACTGAAAGTTTCTGATTTATCATTCTTATAAATCGTTATAGTAATTTTATCAGAAGGATCTCTTTTATTTGGGTTAACAACCTTAAATCTCTGAATACCATATTGAGTTTTTTCAACTATGATAGTACCATCTTGTCTACTATAAACATCTAATATATGATCTAGTGATTGTTGTTTTGTTTCAATATTTGTACCAGTATATTCATAACATGGATTTGTATCAGATGTATCTTCACATGTTAAACATCTAATTTGTTGTAATGTTCCATCAAATGCATACCATTTAGATGAAAATTTAGATTTATCTTGTTCAATCCAATCACCTGAACATGCTGCTGTTCCAGTAATTTCAAATGTTATTTCTACATTTGTTGTTGTCCCAGTTAATTCTGAACAAGTAATACCATAAACAAAGAAATATGTTTTTTCATTTGAAATATCAAATGGAACAGATGGTGATACTTGCAAATTTTCATCATTTAAAATAACTTGAATTAAATTTGTATTTATCCATTCTTTATCATAATTTTTATTTGTTATTTCAAAACAAATGATACCACGTTCATCTTCTTCTAATAATAAATTATGAGTAGATGGATCTTCTGCGTCAGTAGCATCATTAAATGCATCTATATTTGTAGGTGGTAATGTATCTTTATTATATTTTTTATATCTAACTACAGATGCAAATACACTTCCTGGTTCATATCCTGGTTCTGAAGTTGATGGTTGATCATTATTACCAACAGCAGTATACGTTTTTGTTTTTACATAATCTGAACCATAACCTGGATATGCTTTTTCTAACCATGCAGTTTCAATAAATGAATAACCACATTCAACATCAGCATTTAAAGTAAAGGTTAATACATTACCATCTTGAACAACATGTTCAGGTTTACCAATACCAGTTTTTTGAATTTCTTCAAAATATATTTTAGCATCCTTTAATGGATGCGGTTCATCACCATTATATTGATTAGGATTAGTAATTTTAACAGTAATTATTTTACTGTTAGTTTCTCTTGAAATTTCAATAATAAGTGGTTTTGGTTCATCAACATTAATACCATGATTTTC